GACAAACAGCCGAACCGAATTCCGTTGGGCTGTAAGGTAAGCGCTGGACTCGTCTTCCTTACAGTTAAAAGCAGAAATTCGTTTTCCGTTTGAGGGTCCCAATACAACCTATCACGTCTTGCAGCGACTATCGCGTTTTTCAGTGTATAAGTCAACAGCTTTACATTGGTTCTTTTCCCACGGGAGAATGACTGATTATTTTGATATAAGTTACACTGATCCAAAGTGTACGCATCAACATTGTGGATGCGAAATGGCAGTGGTTGGTAAGCATGCGTCAACTGAGGGCTTTGTAGCAAAAGGGTCGGGAAAGACCATCGAAGATAAGCTCATCAGTTGCGCATCACAAATTTCAGCAGGATTTGTGACTCGAGATGGGGTGCCTAGGAGAAGAGATGGAGATTCGGAGACTGAGTACATAAAGTTGTCAATGAGAAAGGATTGTTGTATGGTACCAGTTAATCCTCCAATTAAGTTCAAAGGTATCTGGCCGGAAAGTAGAGAAATGTATGCGCTAGATCCTAGAATAGTAAAGGCAGTCCAGATGGCTGATGTGTGGGAAATGAGGGAACGAGTGCAAAATTCTGCGTTTATGGATTGGTCGTATGTTGCGGACAGGGCATGGAGACAAAATTCTTTTAGTAAAGTCTGCAAGGTTCGATCTTCCTATATCGTTAATGGTGTGAAGGTAGTGAAGGAGAAATGGGTTCGATCAAGTGAGGCACAAGGTTATTCAGATATATTGGAGACTGCAGAGGCGGAGGAGATTCCGCGATTAGAGTCTTTAGTAATGAAGTCTTGGTCTACATATCATCAGGTTTTTGGGACGACTCGTGGTCGTCCCCATGTTGTGGCAGCTATGTCGATGCTTTTTCCAAAGAAGTATCCAGATGCATTGCTTAATATGAACCGTCCGACACAAAAAGTTCCAAAGGTTTTTGAGTCTCTGTCAGATAAGGTGGGTCCAGCGATGGATTTGCTCTATCATAAGATGGGGATTTATGAATTTCAAAAAGAATTTAGTAGGGTATCGCTTTCTTTTATGAAAGATATGTACCTAGGTGCGAGTAGTGGGATCAATCAAGGTCCTTCTTTTGTCATAATGGATCCGGAAACGGATAATATGATATACGTTTCGCCGAAGGGGAAAAAATTGGAAGCAATGCCTGCGGATATTGATGCTCTTATTGAGTGGTTTAGGTCAGGAGATGAGCCACCAGTATTATGGAATGTCACTCCTAAGAATGAGAATTTCTTTGATTGGGCTAAGCAATTAGATGACGCAGCATGGGAGAAATGGAAGTCTAAAGTGCGTCTCTTTGTGATTCCTTCATCTATTTTTATTCATGCAGAACGATTAGTTTGTAGGACTAGACATCTCCGGGAGCGAGGAAATGTCATTATAGTCGGCCATAAACATTCGAGAGGAGGAGCTGATAAGATAGCGAAATTATTGGGAGTTACATTAGAAAACTGTAGAGATCCTATAATAGAAGAAGGAGATGCGAAGAACTTTGATCAATCGGTATTAGAGTTCTTTACGAATCTGTACTTTAGTACAATGCTTATTCATGAAGATCCGCGATCAAAAGATTTTGAGCTTAAGACAAAGATCGTGGAATGGTTGGCTAAAAATATGGTCAATCGATTGACCCGCCTTTTTGCGGAATCGTGGGTTTTTATTCGAGGGCAGGTTCCAAGTGGATGTTGGAATACTAGTCATATGGATTCATGGATAATGGCAATGTACCTTTGTTTGTATGGTCTTCATACTATATCGGAGGCGCCAGAAGATGTTCAAGAGATCTTGGAAGATGCGCTTTATAATATTATTAAGTTAGTAGTGTATGGAGATGATCATTTATGGAATAAAGGTACGGGGGTGTCAGCACAGTACTTTAATGCGGATTCATTTGCGCGCTTCTGTAAGAAATATTTTAATGTGGAAATACGAGATATAGTGTCTGGGGCTACGTTTGTCTCAGATATTTATGATGGTTACCTTGTTCGAAAGGGTGCGACTCTTTTGAAGCATCAATTTGTCTTGAATCCACAGTATAAAGAAGGAAATGGGCAGGCAGTTTTCCTCCCTTTTAGAGAATGGCGAGAGTTCTTGATACGGGCAGTTTGGGGAAGAGAAACGAAAAGACGAGATGTTCTTGATGTGTGTATGTCATGTATTGGTCACGCGTATGGTACTTATGCGAGTAATTTGACAGCATATCGTAAATTGAGATACTTATTTGAATCACTTATAATTGTGATGGGAATGAATGGTAGGTCAGTAGTAGAGCAGGTGGTGAATCGAGCCTCATACGATGATCTGAAGAAATTCCGTCAGGTGGGGATTGATCCAGAAGAAATTTTGGGGGGTTTTCCGACAATGGAAAGGTTAATAAAGAAAAATGTTGTCGATTGGATCTACCAAGATAATATTCAACATGACATTGATGTTGATTTCTATGGAGATGGAATGATTTAAGTGAGCGCTTATTGC